CAATGGACGGCAAGGTAATGCACATTATGGAACTTACAACCGACGGGAGAGATACTATGCCGTCTTATTTCGTTCCTGCCTCCGTCCTTACCCCGAAGGAGCAGGTTATGCAGAAGCAAATGGAAGAACAGGTTATGGAAGACCAGCAGAAAGAGGACATGCTTGCGGAAGAGAGGAAACGTAACGAGCGACAGGCGGACGTTGAACGATGGAATGAGGAGAACAAGCCATGACCCTTGAACAGTTGGTTCCATCTCTTGAAGTCTGCCAGCAGTTGAAGGCCGCAGGGTTCCCGCAGGACACGGCGATGGTGTGGTTCTTCCGTTCCGACGCACTCAATCACTATTCATGGGTCAGTCCAAGAACCAAAACGTCTGACGACGAGAACACCGTTGCCGCACCCACGGCTGGCGAACTGGAAGAATGGCTGTTTGCTCAATATCCATTTGTCACCCTTGCCTTCTGCCATGATGACAAGGGGTGCTATGTAAAAATTGGAGACAGGGGATATCAGAAGAAGAAGTCTCTTGACGCCCTTGCCGCTCTTGTCCTGGAGGTAGCGGGATGAACTATGGCACGATGAGCGTTGACCGCCTCATAGATGTGTTGATAGGAACGGTTGCGCCGGACTATGTGTGGACGAACGAGTATAGGGGCAAGGTTCGGGATATTGAATCCGCCCTCCGCAAGGCCGTGGTGAGTGAGGCAAGCGTGGGCACCCTGACGAAGACGAAGAGAAGGAAGGGGCAAATGGAATGGAAGACGAACGACAACCTGAACTATCATGCGGGCATCTATGACGTTGTTCCAAGAGGGGGTAAATGAGAAGCGCGATTGTTTCTTCCGCCTTTCCTCTCTACGTCGTGGCAGAGAAGACAAAGGCAGGTTATTACCGCTACTATACAGGGCGCAAAGATAACAACAAGGAACTCGTTTGGGACTTGAGTATTGCATCAGCGAAGCACTACAGTGAACCGCAATACGCTATAGCCGCGATTAGATATCACAAAATGGCCGACGCCTACGCCTACCAGTTGTCTGTTCGAGCCGGGGCAATACCCGTAGGAAGGTGAAACCGTGATTTCTCGAAGTTTCCGGGACAAGGTTTCTGACGATGGCTTCTGGTTTGCTGTATTCCATCCGTTTGTTTGTCCGGCTTGCGGCGGTGAGGGCGACTGTGGCAACTACGATTTTTATGATAGCTGCAGATTCTGCGATGGTGCAGGAACGGTTGGATTATGGGCGAAGATTCTCACATTAAACGATTGGTTTCTTGACGGCATCTTTAGCAACATAAGGAATGCCCGATACCAACGGACGCACAAGGAGACTCCATGAAAGAAGAAGTGTGGTCGAAAGAAGAGCAGGTTGCTGTCGACGCCCTTGCAGCAGTCATTATTGGTAAGGAGCGCACGGGAATAGGCGGTGAAATCCGTAGACTGCTGAGAGCCGCACATACTGCAGAACAAGAGAAAGTATGGAAGGCGGCTGTTGCCCGCAGAAAGAACTTCGACTTGGCGATACTGGCAGATATCATCGACAAGATTGCAGAGGACGAAAAGCGATGAAGTCAGCTATGCAAGATGAAGAACGTGAGAAGTATGAGCGGGCATTGAGGATGCTTGGAGACCTTCGCGTGCGAGCAAATGAGGGTGACATGGGTTTTGATGAAGGACGGTTCCTGAACGTCTTTGGCAAGATGATGGAGATGCTGTATCAAATCTGGCGGACACATTATCTCGTCGGTGGTGGCATGGCAAAGATGAAGGGGCGTGCGAACGCAATGTCGGCTGTAGCCAAGGGGTACGTCGCTGCTGGTGAACGCCTCATCGGAAAGGACTTCAGACCATGAGAGACTTGGCGCGTACAGTCTTGCGGAAAGCTCTCGACACTTGGGGTTTTGATGCTCAGTTGATGATGGTGATTGAAGAGAGTGGGGAGCTCGTCCAAGCTGCTGCAAAGTTCCTTGGCGGGCGCGAACAGTCTCCCGAGAGTCTTATAGAGGAACTTGCAGACGTGAGCCTTATGGTCGACCAAATGCGCCTGCGGTGGGGGCCAGAAATCTCCGAAGCCAGACTTGCAAAACTGGAACGACTGGAGCAGAGATTGGAGGTAGATGCCGCGTGCGTCAAGGAGAAGACATGACAATCGAACTCGAGGAACTAAAAAAGGTCAATCTGAAGTCGGGTGATGTAGTGGTATGGTCGCTGACGGAGCACATAACGAAACTTGGGAAAGACGCGCTGTTTCCCCAACTACAAGAGATGTTTCCTGACAACAAGTTCATATTCCTGAATCCCGGGGAGACATTGCAGGTCGTCAGCAAGGAGAAGACATGACGATGGCACAGGCTTGGGAACGACTTGATTACGAAATCGCCGCCTACGCACATCCCGACTGCTCAATGGGAGACCTTCTTCCGAGGCTCTCTTTCCATATTCTCAACGCCATGAAAGAGTTTGAGACCTTTGTGCGGCAGGACGAGCGAGCAAAATTGCATGTCAAAGAAGATGGTTCAATAGACGTCTGCGGCATATCACAGATGGTGGACAGGATTCTGGCAGAGGATGACGGGACATGACGGTCGAGCAAGCGAAGCAGGAACTCAAACAGGCAATCCTCGAGACTAAGAGTCGTCAGGACTTAGGATACAGCGTCATCCTTGCCATCGAAGACTTCGAGTTTTACGTCAGACAGGAAGAGAGGGGGAAGAAGTGACGGCCAAGGAAGCAGAAGACAAATTGAGATTTGCACTCTGTGAAGTTGAGGGTATAGACAATCTCGCATGGAAGAAAATCTGGTATTTTGTTCGGAATCTCGAAGAGGCTGTCAGGGCTGAGTGCGCGGAGGACAACAGAGAATGACGCGCGATGAATATCTGACTACCAAGAACGAGAGAGATGTCCTCAAGGAAGAAATTATCAGCTTGTGCGAGTACAGTACGGGACACAGGGACGAGTATCGACAGAGGGTTGAGAAACTCTTGACCCTTACTCGAGTTCTAGATAGAGCTGCCGCTTTTTATGCTCAATGTCGAGAACATGGAGACATAATGTCCTTTCTGCCAGACGGACGCGAAATCGACTACCAGAACGGTGACTGAAATGACATACCATTCGCACGTCTATCAACCGTCCTTTGTCGACGAAGGAGAGCAAGTACGTGTCACTGTTATCACTTGGACATACCGTAATTGGCTTGAGGTTGGTCATTGGGAAGGTTGGAATTGGCACTCGACTCGCAGCAAGTTGATTTCTCAAAGAAGAGCCCGAAGGTTGAGATGGCTGGAAGGCAAGCGAATTGGTGCTCTGTGGTATCGGTTACTGGGACTGAAGACATAAGGAGGATGTAATGATGAAACTGACTGATGCCGAAATCAAGAAGACCCCGATATTTCTGACGTGGGCGGCTTTGTGGAATGCCATTCATCGCAAAGGGTTTGACGATGTCCACATGAAGAACCTGATAGACGACTTCGCGTGGGCCGTTACAGAGAAGACGAAGGCTGAGATTTTTGAGAGCCGAATAGCAAGCACTGACTTCTTCGACGTGAGCGTCCAAGACTACTTTCCAGCTTGGGTCATTTCAGAATCCTCACTCAGACCGACGAGGAAACCCATCCATAGGAAGAAAAAGGAGAGTGTGAAGTGAACACACAGACCATCATCTGTCCATATTGTGGCAAGGAAACAAGAGTTGAAGCGCACTATGAAGAGAGAGTAAGGGGGACGACAACGCTCGAGTTCGGGACAAACACGCTCTTCGAAGAGTGGGAGCACTTTGAACATTTTGACGACGAGGTTCTCGAGCAGGAGGACTTCTGCTACACCGAGTATCTCTGCGATTCCTGTGGCAACACCCTCGACCTCGACAAGGTTACTGAGGGGCGCAACAAGTACCTTGCGAAGAACGGAGTGACATGAAGGTCATCCCTCTGCTTCCTGCTGATTCCTTCGGATTTGACCGCTATGACCGAGACATGTGGTCGCGTCTTCGAGATGAGGCACACGAACAAGAGATGACTCTTGAGAAGGCATTCTATACCTTCTGTTACGGATACATTCCGTCCACAAGTCTTCCGGTGCGACAGCGCAATCACGGATATTCGGTGCTCGTCATTTTTGACGACGACAGCGCTCATTGGGCTCACCTTCCACTGGAGGACGAGATGGAGAACAGTGACTGGGATTTCGTCTATGACGCTTTTGATAAGGAGTAGATATGAATGCTGCAGTCGAACGAATGTGGACAGCCCGGAAGAAGATGTGTATCGGGTATGACAACGCGATGGGGCTGCTTATGTTGGGATGGCGCGTCATCGACAAGAATGACAGAGTGAACAACTACCTCGACTACCCGAACCTCACCATCCAGAGCCTCGACAAGACGGAGTGGAAGCGTCTGTATAAGCCAACCTACTTCAAATTGCAGAGAAAGGGCGTCCTTGTGTGGCTCAACTCGGAGAAGTCGACCCTCGCTGGCGGACAAATTGAACGGTCTACACTTATCTACGGTCTCCGGAAGGGAGCGTAACGAATCGGATAGTACCCATTCTTGGTCGCGAGTTCACGGTCAACCTTGAAAAGGATGGAGCAGTTACCGTATCGGAATTGAACCATACGGTTTTGACTGTCAACGACTACTTTCCAGACCTCATTTGTTCTCTCTTATACCAGAGGGCTGTGTCCTATACCCCACGGGTTCTCCTCGAGCGCATTGCCTCGACCGTAAAATTTGGATATGAGGAGAAAAGCGTGTACAATAGATTAGAACAAGAGGTACGATGGGGATTCATCGACGCCGAGAAAAAGGCGGTCGCAGCTACGATAGCCCGCAGAAACCGCCGCATGTTTACCGTATTCGGAAATGACGTACTTGAGATATTATGCCATAACGCAAGGATGGAGGCCGCATGAAGGGAATTATGTTCTACCGGGGGGATGCAGAGCACCTCGAGAACGTGACGAAGATTCCGATGAAGGGATGGAGAGGTCGATACTGGCGCGCGAATATGTCACCACAGGAGATTGATAGCAAGGTACTGCTGGACGCACACTGGGATATTGCCTGTATCATTGACGGCAAGAAAGGGAAGGCAATGTCCCGTAGAGATTTCCTGTCACTGGCTCGGCCTAATGACCCAAAGGAGGGGGACTATAGCTAAAAAGAAGGAAAGGAAAGAGGTCACGCTGGATGAACTGTCGAAGTTCATCGACACGCATGACGTCAAGGAAATTGAGATTTTCGTCGACAACGGCGAGGGGGAACGATGTATTTACAAAGGGACAACGGAAGAAGAAGGGCTGTCGCAGGAATCCTTATTGCGATTGCTCTCACGACGCAAACGCAAACTGTCTTAGCAAGGGTTGACAACAACTTACAAAAGGTTATTATCTTCTCAGAAATCACTGCCTATTCACCTACGGTCGAAGAGTGTGACGGAAATCCTTTTCGTACCGCTTCAGGGCAGCGCGTAAGAGTCGGAGGTATCGCCGCCGACCTCAGCGTGCTTCCTTTCGGGTCTTTAGTTCTGATTCCCAACTACAACGATAATCAACCGTGCCAAGTTATTGACACTGGCGGGGCGATTGTCGGTACGGATATTGACGTCTTTTTCTGGACAGAAAGGGAGGCAATACAGTGGGGACGACGGAAGCACGTACTCATCAAAGTTCTACGGTTCGGAAAAGACGACTCTGTTGGCTCGAACAGTCCTGCTTCGAGGGAATTGTCTCGTCAACGAAAGCGCGATGCAAGAATCGTTCAACTCCTGAAGGAATCCTTGCGTCCTATGCGCGTTCTACAGGTGCACCCGCCGACGTCGTTCATATCCCAAATCCAACCGCCCCTGAGCGGGAGATGGTCATTGGACGGGTCTTTCACCGAGACGACGGTTACGACCTCTATATTCTTTTCGTCACAGACCCTCGTACTCGGCAATTTCTCGACATTGGGCGAGTGGTGAAGAGATGAACCTGAAAGAAAGGAGGGTGCTATCAATTTAGAAGCGGAACGGTATTGTCTAGGCGCATTCCTTGGGAACAGCGCAAATTTACTTCATGCAATGGATAAGGTCAAACCTGAATTTTTTCAGGAACCGAAGAATCAGATGGTCTACAAGATTCTCGTCCAACTTGTGACGAACGGTCTTACCCCATCTCCTGCTCTTATTCAGGAAAAACTCGGGCCACAGGGATGGGACTATATCGGTGGTGATTCCTTTATCGGTGACGTTCTCGCCGGAGAGCCCCCAATGGTCGCTCCATACATCGAAATCATCGAACGGGAGTTCCAACGGGCGCAGTTACAACAGATAGCCTTCGACATCCAGAAGTCGATGAGGGATGGCGGAGACCCTGTAGACATCATCGGGGGAATCCAACAGAAGACCATCGGGATGCTCCCTGACACCAACGATACTGCAGACATCATGGCATCGTGGGTATCGGAGATTATGGGAAGCAAGGAACCTCGGATAACGACAGGACTCAAACCGGTCGACGAACTTCTGAAGTTGAGGGATGGGAAAATGTTCATTGTGGCGGGGAGACCGCAGGAAGGCAAGACGACCCTAGCCCTGAACATCATGCTCAATTGTCTGAAGGAGAACAAGAAGGTCGCCATGTTCTCACTCGAGATGGGGAAGGACGACGTCTTGAGTAAATTGTTCTCACAGTATTCGCAGATTCCACTGTCGCGTATCACAGACGGAGCGCTGACAGTTGATGACTGCAAGTCTCTAAGTGGATTCAATGACTTCTTGTCATCAAAAACCTTCCTTCTTGATGACAGAGGCGGCGTCCCTGTCAACTACATTTTCTCAAAAGCGAAGACGATGATGATGATGCGCGGTCTAGATGTAGTTATCATCGATTACTTCCATTTGCTCTCACACGAAGACAGTGAAGGCGAAGTCACAGGATTGTCAAAGATGAGTTGGTCACTCAAGACGCTCAGCAAAGAACTAATGAGACCAGTCATTGTTGTAGCGCAGCTCAACAGAGGTTCAGTAGCGTCTCAGATGGGCAGCGGAGAACCCGGCGAGAGTAAACCTAAGTTCAAGGAGCCAGAACTGCACAACCTTCGAGGAACAGGTTCCCTCGAGCAGGACGCCGATGCTGTCGCTTTTATCTATTCTAAACCAGACGGCACGACGGAACTGAAGATAGCGAAGAACAGGATGGGAATGAAGGGTTATGTTCCGCTCATCTTCGATGCGGGGTACAGTACATTCCGCGCTCGCACCGACCATCCAACGGAATTGTTTTCATGGGCACACCCCCTGACGGAAGAGGTAGGCGAACCAAAGGAGGTACATTGATGCCGGAAACACCCTTTGATGCTGGAGCGCGTTGCGCAGCCTATGATTTGCTGAGCGGAACGGTTACAACGAACCCCTTCAACACGGGGCTTGGTTTAGAGGCACACAACGCGTGGCAATCCGGATACGATGAGTTGAAGCGCCGAGAGGCGGGGGCTTTAGGGGGTTGAAGAACAACAGCATTCTCCCGGGCTGGTACTTTAAGGGGGGAGAGTCGTTGGGACGAAACAGAAGTCTCGACTCTCCTGTGAACAGTATAGAAACGTTTCAAAATTATGCAATAAAGGAGTGGCAGAATTGAAAACGGTAATAAGGATGGTGTGTTTACGTGGCGGGGTACTTGTACTATGTGTTCTTCATAGTACAAGTACCTATACTACTAGCTTCTTTAAAGATTCTTTTAAAAGAAGTAGTAGTTCTTTTAAAAGAAGTAGTAGTTCTTTCTTCTTCAGTTTTCCTTCTTCTTTCTCGTGGCTACGACTTTTCTCCCCATGAGAAAGATATGAGTAGCATGGATGTTGTCTTCAAAGCAAATAAGAGTTGGGTGCGGGGGTACTTCCATAAAAGACTGGGAAAGATGCAGGAGAACGATATCGACGACTTGATTCTGCAGTCGTTCGCGTACCTGTGGACATGGATGCAGAAGAACCCCAACCTCTCGGACGACTTCGCACGGGGTCATCTGTTCACTCTCTGCCGGGACGTGCTCTTGAACTACTGGAAAGCGGAGGGAAGGACAAGCGCGCGCATCGTTGTCTGTTGCATCGAGGATGGGAAGATGGTCGACCACGAACTCTTCCTCAAGGATGACGAGTACCTGAAGAATGCCGCTATCATTGAGACCGTCAAGGTTGCCTTTTCCGGTCTGACTAACCCCCAACAGGACGCCATTAAACATGTCGAATACGGAGGGGAGCCGCTAAAAGACTTTGCCAAGCGGAACTGCATCAGTTATCAAGCAGTACAGGCCCGGGTCAAACAAGCAAAGGTTTCCCTGAAACATCTCCTTGATAGAGACTTGTGAAAGCGGGGTCGGTGTTTATTCTATTAGTGGAAGGACGATGAGAATCGTTCCTCCCGGTAACAGGGGGATTCAAAGGGACGCGGGCAACTAGCCCGCAGAAGTCACACATACATAAGGCAGAACCCAATCCCCGTCGTACCTTGACAATTAAAGGAGTTGGGTTCTTGTCTATCCATAAGGGAGAGAGACATGTCCCGCAAACACAAAACAAGAACCTGTCAACGGTGTGAAATAGTTTACACCCCGACAGGTGGAAGACAAAAGTATTGTCCTGAGTGCAAACCAATTGTAGAGAGAGAAAAAGACACCGCCGCTCACGGCGCGAAGTACGGGGAAGACCCTGAAAAGTTCATTGCTCGCGTTAGAGCGGCATACAAGAAAGACCCTGAGAAGTTCAGAACTCTCAAGAGGACAGAATATGCCGCTAATCCGGAAAAGTCCATTGCTCGTAGCAGGGCATGGGTTGAGAAGAATCCTGAGAGGGTCTCTGCCTACAACGCTATGTGGTGTAAGGATAATCCTCAGAAACAGATAACAAAGCACAAGAAGCAAAACGCAAAACGACGAGCTCTCGACTTTGTTCCGCTCAACGAGCCATTCGAAGGTTGCGAGGCGCACCACGTCGACGACAGGCACATTATCTATATCCCAAAGACCCTGCATCGCAGCGTTTACCACAATCAATGGACAGGGGAAGGGATGGAAGAAATCAACGCCTTAGCCTATCGGTGGTTAAACGAGCATCAAGAAGAGGGGGCTGTATGCTTATAGAATTGCTAGAACGGTACATCCCCAATCTACGAAGGTCAGGTGCGGAATACACTGGGAGTTGTCCTTTCCATCGTGATGACCGTCCATCGTTAAGTGCCAATCCCGAAAAAGAACTTTGGTACTGTTTTTCCTGTCATAGGGGGGGCAACGCCATAGACTTCCTTGCGGAGATACTTCACATAACCAAGGAAGAGGCTGCGTTGTCGCTTCTTCCAAACGACCCACGGCTACTTGCGAACGAAGAGTTCACAGTAGCATCCCATGATTACCTCCTGAAGCACGGGTGTGAGTACATCGAAAAGAAGGGTTTTTCTGCAAAATCCATCGAAAAGTTCAGACTGGGGCTCGCTCCTCCGGAAGTGCCGAACGACTTCTGGCTCTTCCGTGGGCGCGCCCTGTTTCCCATCTGTGACGGTCAGGGTATCGTGCGCGGGTTCTCCGCTCGCACCTTGACTGCTGAAATGCCGAAGTTTATTAACTCAAGAGGTTCTGACATCTTCGAGAAGCGCAGAATTCTCTACGGTTACAATCTCGCCAAAGATGTTATCCGGAGCCGGAACGAAGTGCTGTTACTCGAAGGGCAAGCGGACGTTATCATGGCGCACGAACGTGGATACCCGATGGCTGTTGGCCTCATGTCTACGGAGTTTACGGAAGAACAGCAGAAGATGCTTGGCAAGGCTCGTGTCGCCCTCTGTCTCGATGGCGATGAAGCAGGGCGGCAGGCGACACAACGTATCCTTGAGAAAACAAACATCTCGAGCGTTGTGATACTGCCAGATGGTATCGACCCTGACGAGTACCTGAGTTCAGGCAGAAAGTTGGTGGGGACAAGTGCTCCACTATATCAGTTCGCTTCCCTTGACCGTGGAGACCTGAATTATGCAGATGAGGTCTTCGACCTGTTGTCAAAACAGTATAACTCGCTTGTCACAAAGGAAGTCCTTACTAAACTTTCCATCGAAACAAGTGTTCCTATGCGTATTGTATGGGATAACTATATTCGCTACGTTAGCGAGAAAAGGAGAAAAAAGAATGCAGCAGGCAGTTATCCAAGCAGTCGAACTCAATGAAGGGTTCAAGATTGTCGGTTGGAGAAATGTTCTCTGTGTCGAAGACCTTCCAGATGACTACTTTAACAAGTTTCCCGTTTTCTACGAAGACGTCGACGAAAATGACGACAGCCTTCTAGTCATTATCAAGGGGATGACCGTGGAAATGAACGGTGGCACAGCAAACATTCATATCAGAAAACGAGAGATTCAACTCGGCGAAATCATTCAAGAGAAGGAGTTCAATGAGTTGCTCGGGTTAATGAAACAAGCCGGAGAGCGACTTGCTGTAATTGGAAGAGCGGCAAAATATGAGGAAGACAATGCCATCTCCTTCGCCATCTGAGTTACGGAACGCAGAGGATGAGGCAAGAGAACTCGTCGAATGGATAATGATGCACGACATCGCGCGCTCGACACTGGTTGACAAAGTGGCGCACTTGATGGATACAGTCAAAAAGGAGAACAACATTGCGCGTGATTGATGATGTCACAAATTTTGAAGTTTTCTATCACGACCACAAGTTCTGGAACGGCGAGAACACATCAGAACACGTCATGGATTTGTTTACGGACGAGACCGACATCAGTAAACAGCGAGCCATCGCACGCATCGACTTATGGAACATGCTTGCGCCCGCTGAAAGCAATTATGACAAAGCGAGCGAGAAGGGTCTCGAGGAAATACACTTGACATTTGAGACAGCGCTGGATTTGGAACTTACGATGTTCATCCAGCCACTAATCGAGCAGGGGGTGATAGACGAACATGGCAAACCCACAAGTCAGACGCTTCTTGCTCATCCTCGAGGCATTCCGACCCCCGCAGGAGATTGAATATGCAAAAGAGGCTGCAGTCATATCGAGACTGCTAGCCTCTCACACGCCGTATGAACTAATCACGGCAGTCAATCAGACCAACCACTTTCGTAGCTATCTCAGTATAGCAAAGAAGTTCAAAGAAAAAAGAATTCTGGAAGAAGATAGGGCGCGCGGTCGCAAGGCTCTCGCTTCCTTTTTCTCCCAACATTGATTCATGGCAGAAATCAATGCCAAAGCCGATATTCGGCTGAAGGAGAACGTGTAACGACAATGATGAAAAAGTTCATAACAGAAAAATACCCACAGTTCGATGTCCCCAGTCACGAAAAGAACGTCTTGCACATCAAGACCGCTGGTATCGCCATCATTGGCGACTACCACTTTCCGTTCTTCTCAACGGAATTTTTCGAACGGTTCGTTGCATTTGCCAAGAAGATGGGAGTTCACGACTGGCTTCACGCCGGGGACATCCTCGACTGGCCGTATCTGAACAATCATCCAAAGACTTCTGCTGGTTATGGACTACCTACCCCAAAGGACGCAGTACAAGGATGGCACAAGATGACCGACCAACTTCTGAGGGATGGGTTCAATCGCCAGTTTGTGCTCTATGGAACACATGACTTCCGTGTCTCTTTCAAAACGGAAGGGCAGATAACCCCGGATATGTTCGACCGCGAGTATCTCATCAGCAGCCCCTACGGACTAGCTTTCGTTGAAGACGGTTATAGAACCGCCGTCGTCGTACACCCGGGCGAATACAGTAAGATTCCCGGGCGCGTAGCCAACAACTACGCACTCGCGTATTCGATGGATGCCATCTGCGCCCACAGCCACACATCGTCTTTCGGTCAGGCGGACAACGGCCATTTTATTTACGACATCGGTGGCTCGTATCTGGAAGGGGCAATCGAGTATCTATATGTGAGGCCGAATGCTTCGCGTCGACGGATGCTTGGTGGTCTTGTGATGAAGGATGGCCAATATTTTCCCTTCTTTCAGGAAAACGACAGGGAGATATAACTAATGCCAGCGAAAGGTAAAGAGTACCAACATGATTGGTATCTCGCTCATCGAGAGAGTGAAATAGCAAAGGCTCTTGTCCGAATGAAAGTTCGCTATGAGGAACATGGAGAAGAGATTAGAGCATACGAAAAAGACTATCGAGTCAAGAACCTCGACAAGCTAAAAACGTATGACAGGGAGCGCTATCCTGCGCGTCGCGACGATTCATTAGTTAGAAGTCGGCTTTGGGATGTCGAACATCCCGGGGTTGTGTCTGCCAGAGTGAGAGAGTGGCAGAAAGCCAACCCTGAAATTGTGGCAGAATACCGAAGGAAGAGCAAGGCTAAACGCAGGGTTCTCGGTTTTATCCCCCTTAACGAACCGTTTGACGGTTGCGAAGGACATCATCAGGACAAAGAATACGTCTGGTATGTTCCACATTGGTTACATCGCAGCGTTTATCATAACGTCTGGACAGGACAAGGAATGGAAGAAATCAATGCCTTGGTCTATCAATGGCTTAGCGGACAGGAAAGAGTTGGGTTGGCGATATGAGGGTAGAAATTGATGACAACCATATTCTCGAAGCTCAGGAATCTCTGGAGAAAGATTTGGAAGAGATTCGGGACACCCTCACCTCGGGAGGTCTGGAACTCACGGCCAGCTTACAACCACAGTTGCACAAATTGGTGGCGAACGCCGATAGATTCTCTGAGACGCTGGAGCCCTACCGAAGACTCTACAAGCAACTCGAAGGCGTCCTCGAAATGGGAGAGCACCTTCTTGACCGAAAAAAGACCATCGTAAACAATTTACAGCGGGATATGAGTATAAGTAAAAAAGCGGACTCCTATCGTGGCTTCACAAAAATAACCTAGAAAAGAAGACGGTAAAAATGAGAAAAGGAAGTCACGCAACGGATGAACAGAGGGCAAAACTCTCTGCAGCACACAAGAATCCGTCCCCCGAAATGCGAGCAAAAATGGTTGCGACGATGTCAAAACCCGAAACTCGGGCAAAACTCTCTGCAGCGTTGAAGGGAAATACAAATTGTCTAGGACATTATCCTTCAGACGAGACTCGCGCAAAAATCTCTGCTGCAAACTGGAAGGGTGGAACAAGGATATCTTGTGCTAAGAGTTGTGCCAAGCATCGTGTGTTAGGCTTCACCCCGTTGAACGAACCATTTCCCGGTTCTGAAGGGCATCACGTTGACAGCGAACAAGTCATCAATGAACCGAAGGCATTGCACCGGAGCGTTTGGCACTGTCAACGGACTGGTAAGGGCATGGCACAAAGTAATGCTATTGCGTACAACTTCTTGTTCAAGCAAGAGGTAGATGCGGCATTGAGCGAGAGAACGAATGCTCTCGTTTATGAAGCGGCGGCTTGACGTGAGACTCTACCGTGTGGATGAAAAAGCCTATGAACGATGGCAGGAGAAAGTGTATCGTTTGTTTCGCCGGAACTTCAGCGTTCGGCATGAGCACTACCTGCTTGATGACCCGGAGTTCATGCACGACCTGCTCTCTGTCATCGAACAGAAGAAGATGTGTCGCACCGTCAATATTGGTAGCAGCATCGCTGAACTTCGAAAACTCTACCGGAAGCAGTCCGGCTTCCACCGCACAACACAATTGACAGAAGGTAGTGAACACTATGTTTTCTGCGACGATAGACCCGAAAGGGACGTTGTAGAGTTAAAGAAAGGGGACGACGAGTGAAATGACCATCAATATCGCGTGGGGATTTGCTGCATGGCTTTTACTGTTGTTATGGCTTATGTACTGTAGCAACCGTAATGGAAGGATGAAATGATTGTCAACGAGACTATCGACAGCATTCTGTCCCTTGGCGCACAGTTCGTCGGGTACTCTCAGAAGAAGACGCTCCTGACCTATCCGATGGTCGAGGACGAGGAAGCGGACATCTGCATCCAGCCGTTCAGCGACGGTATCGTCTTCTCATACGTCAATGACGATGAACCGCTCGGTATTCTGCTCTCAACCGGAAGAGTCTGGTCATATCAGGAGTACGCCATCGTTCGTGTCGGAGATATGTTCGACGAAGGGGGATGGAAGGCGATTGAACGCGCCCTCGAGGGGGTACTTCAAGATGCTGACGACTGAACAGAAGACAGCCGCGAGTGACGTCATCTCGAACTTCACAGTCGAGGAAATGCGGTGGATTGAACAGGTGCATACAGTCTCGCAGCAAAACGCGGAACTTTATGGTATGACGTTAAACCCTAATGTGGACATCGTTCTCGCCATCTGTTACCGCCTCACGTTGACGGATGGTTACTGTCCTTGTATCGCGCCCGCTGCAAGGAACTATGACACCTGTTGCCCCTGCAAGGGGATGCGGAACGACAAAGTGTGTCATTGCACCCTGTTCGTCGACAAAGTTTAGTCCACGTTCAGAAACCGCGATTTACGGTATAGCGACTTGACAGTCGCCCTGCAAGGGGCTCTCCATTTTGACTATATACCCCACAGGGTATGCAACTCTTTCCATTTTGGAAACAACTGAGGAAATATCGGTAGTCTAGCGGGGCATACCCCCACCATTTTTGCCATCCCAAATAGAAAAAAGGAGTACGAATGAATGTAAAGATTTCACTTGAAGAGGGGGCACTTTTCCCAAAGAAAGCGACACTCGGAAGCTCGGGATATGACCTCTGTGCCAACGAGAATATTTCACTCACTGCTGGAAGCGTGTCTGTTGTCAAGACGGGCATTCATCTCGAACTCGAGCCCAATACAGAAGCGCAGATACGGAGTAGGTCAGGACTCGCAGCTAAACATGGAGTGTTCGTCCTGAACAGTCCCGGGACTATCGACAGTGACTACCGGGGTGAGGTCTGTGTCATCCTTGCCAATTGCGGCAACAAGGACATGGCCATAACGAAGGGGGCGCGTATCGCACAGATGACCTTCGAAGTTATGCCAGAGGTCGATTTTATCCTGACCCCAATTTTGGGCGAAACGAAGCGTGGGGACGGCGGTCTAGGTTCGACGGGAGAATAACATGAGCGCGATAAAGGAGAAAGTCGCAGAACGGGCAACGCAGAAGAAGGTAGGATACGTTGCCATTTACAGCACGGGTGATTATGGAGGCCGAATCTTAGATAGGGGTAATGCCTACCTTTACGAGAACAAGCACGAATGTGAGGATAACTGCTCAGGAGATGACAATTTTGTCACCGTCGCTGAGGTCACTTGGGAAGACTGATATGGAAAACAGGTACATGCTGAAAGACGCCCTGCTGTTGCTCGAGCAGGGGGAATATCTTGGGTGTCATTATCGTATCATCTCCTATGGACGGTTCCCGGGTGTCTACATCGCCCCGAACGTTCACTCCTGTTACTACTGCAACGTGAAGATGTCCGAGGAAGTGTTCAATACCGACCCAATGTTCAAAGACAAGAAGTGTTTCTTCGACTTAGGCGGTTTTCCCGACCAAGCATCGCAGCTCAACCCGCAGTATACGCCAGACGGTAACGTCGCGTGGTGGTTCGGATGGGCGTATAACGGGATTGGTGACTATCAGGCGGGAAGAGAGGTGGGTAGGGAATGGACGACCGCAGAGATGGTCGAAGCGGCCAAGCGTGTCATTGACACCATAGTCGGTGAAGAACAACAGAGGCTCATACTCGGTGTGAAGAAGGACGAAATACTCGACACGGAGAAGGACGAAATACTCGACGTGAAGAAGGACAACATTCTCCTCATCGAAGGGGATGCAAAGCCAAAGAACAAAGGGGGCAGACCGCGTGGCACGGGTAAAGGACATACAAATAAACCAACGAAACGAAAGCCCTCTTCCTGATTTCATAGCGGGGCAGAATGACGGATACGACTTTATGCAGAATCTCGTACAGCTCGAGGCGGAAGCACTTACGGCGTTAGGAACTCCGGCTCTCCCGGCAGAGGAACCGAAGGCTGTCGTTCAGCGCCCGTGGAGTTATACCCGTCTGAGTAAGTTCGACATCTGTCCTTCCTCTTACAAGAAGGTTTACATTCAACACATGAAACCGCCACAGGCTCCTGCTGCGCTGTACGGTATCATTCTCCACGAGTATGCGGCAGAACTCCTTGCAAAGAAAGCGGGTATCGAGTTCACTCCCAAGAGTCTCGCGCAAAACATCTTCGATTCATCGCCTGTCGATTGGAGTCAAGAGTCACTCGAGGACATGCTCGACCGGATAGAAAAGATACGCTCGAGTCTATTCTCCTATGACTTCCCGTACATGCCGAAGGTTGTGGAACACAAGTTCAACATCACTGTCGACGGCGACGACTTCACGGGGATAGGCGACGTTATCACGGACGACAACCGTCTTATCGACCACAAGTTTGTGACAAAGAAGCACTCGAGCAGGAGTCCGATGCAACTCGGCCTCTACTCGATGGGTTTTCCAGAAGTGACGTCGGGGGTGTATGAGGAAATCTACCTGACAAAGGGTGGCAAGTTCTCGGTGAACATGATTTCCGTGACCGCCGCTGAATTAGAGGAAGGGAAGGCACAGGCGTTCTATATCTTGTCGCAGATTAAGAAGGCGACTGTTGACGGTGTTTTTCCTCACCACTATGGCTGGATGTGCAAAAACTGTGCATTCAAAGAGACGTGCGCGACAGAGGTAGCAGCGGGCGAGCCCGTTGTCAACATATCACACTAACACACTTGTGTAAGTACGTCATTATGCTATACTATTAATGTACAACAACATAAAAGGGAGAGAGATGATTAGAGTCACCGCTATTGATGACGAAGGGCTTGAAATGACTGTTGCGGAAATCAAAGATAACGAATACGAGGAAATTTACCCGTCCTTTTTTGCATACGGAGTTTTTCTTAAGATTGAATACCTTGGCAACGCCAAAAAGGAGAAGAAATGATAGTAGAGGTGCGCGAAGTTATCAAGTTGCAGGAAGGTATCCAGACCCAGTACGGCACGAAGGCCCACAGCACCCTGAAGGTTTACTTGCCCGATAATCAAACGGAATATGTGATTGGCCTGTGGCGCAAGGCTGCGGTCGGAGACACCATCGTGGGCGAATTCAAGGAGTATGACACTAAGAATGGCTATTACCCCTTCAAGATGGAGAAACTCATCGCTAAAGACCCGAGTGCCGCTGCTCCCGCTCCTGCTGCTCCTGCTGCTGGCGCTCCTGTTCCGCCACCTCCCGGTCAGACTCCGCCGCCGCCCATGCCAGCGCCCGCTGCACCTGTTTCTGCACCTGCGGCAACGCCCGCTGCACAGAGTCCCCCGCCGCCACGCACGGACAAGGAAGAGTTCGAGAGGAAGAAAGACCCCGAATCTCAGGGGTATATCAATAGAAACGCCATCTTTGGACACGTTATGGACGCCCTGTCCAATCGCAAGGAAATCGATGACATCGACGTCGAGAAGTTACTTATGACGGGCGAGGAGTTTGTTTTTAACGGAAAGCATGTCAACTGGTCGACGAAGGAACAGCACACAGACCTCGTCAAGACGTATGGAGAAGAGCAGGTTCACACCTTCATCCAACTTACAAAGGGGAAGAGAAGTCTGCGCCTGTTGACGTATGAGGAAGCGGAGGAACTGATTGAAGCCAACAGCGAAAAGAAGGGAAGCGAAAGCACCACAGAAAAGCTTGGAGAGCCCGACTAGAGAATACAGAGCTCCGTTTGCTCCAAAGATACTTGCACCGAAAACGAAAAAAGACCCGGACTACCATCCAGCGTTTGAACCAACGATAGCAAAGAAAAGTGCATCGCGGGACTTCGATGAAGAAGCCCGCGATGCGTACCTTGAAGAAAATGAGTTCTGTTTCTTTTGTCTGCTCAAGGGCATCCTACGTCCGGCCATATATGTCCATCACCTTCTCCGGCGTATCACCCATCCAGAACTCATCAACAACAAGCGCAACTTTGTCCAAGTCTGCGCCATCTGTCATCTCGTCCTGCACAATCAGGCGGGGACTATTGAGGAACAACAGCTCTACGAAAAACTGGAACAGAAATTACTACTTGAAAGGGGTCTCAATGTCAGAGATTGAAAGTTATATCAACCATTCGAACTGGAGAATCAAACAAAACTCCAATACATCTTTTTCCGTTTCCGATATGGAAGCAAAGATTGCAGAGAAGGAATCTGCAAGGTGGTGGTTCTCACAGTATTCATCGGAAATTGCTGAGGCCCATCGCGTCGGGGCGCTCTACCTGCACAACCTCGGGAGAGTCACGACCTACTGTATGGGATGGGACTTGCGGGCATTGCTCGCCAAGGGCTTTGGGGGAAACCCTGACTTCCTGAGTTCAAAACCGCCGCATCATCTGCGGGTCGCTTTTCTGCAGATGGCAAACTTTCTGTATACCGTACAGGGCGAGGCTGCAGGCGCACAGGCGTTTAGTAACGTCGACACCCTACTCGCGCCCTACATCCGCTACGAGAACATGTCGGACAAGGAACTCGAGCAGGCTATCCAAGAGCTCGTCTACAATCTGAATGTTCCGACCCGCGCTAGCGGACAGCCCCCGTTCCTCAACTTCCAACTCGACCTCGTCGCGCCGAAGAGCCTCGCGTCTCAACAGGTGATGATAGGCGACATCAAGTATACGACCTACTACACTTACGGCGATTTTCAGCCAGAGATGGACAGGTTTAACAAGGCGTTTGCCAAGGTCATGATGACGGGTGACGGTGGGGGCAAACCATTCAGCTTTCCTATCCCAACGTATTCTCTTCCGAATCTGCAGCGCGTAGATATCCCCGAGATTTGGGAGATGACTGCGAAATATGGTCTCCCTTACTTCATGATGGATGCGACCAGTGATGACGCCTACTCGATGTGCTGTCATCTCAGACTTGAGAAAAAACTTCTGATGTTCAGGAGCGGCGGTATCTTCGCCAAGTTCCCGCTCACGGGTTCCATCGGTGTTGTGACTATTTCGCTCCCGGCAATGTCCGCGATGAAGGGACACTCAAGTTTCTTCGATGTCTTGGCGCACTACATGGACTTGGCTAGGGATTCCCTGCTTATCAAGGGGAAAATCCTCGAAGGATTCATGGACAAGGGACTCTATCCTTACAGCAAATACTGGCTGCAGGACATCAAGAGTAATACGGGCAGTTACTTTGGCAACCACTTCCGCACCATTGGTCTCGTCGGGATGAACGAAGCGTGTCTTATGGAGACGGGCAAGGGCATCAACACGGAGGGCGGGCGCGATTGGGCAAAGAGAGTCCTCGAGTTCATGGCACTGACTACGAATGACTACACCGATGAAACAGGATTCCTCTTCAATCTTGAGGCGACCCCCGCCGAGACAGCCGCGCACTATTGCGCCCGGGGCAACATCAAGGCTGGTTTGGACGTCAAACACTCCGGTACGAAGGAGACTCCTTACTACACAGCGAGTTCACTGCTCCCATCTTCTTTCGATGGCGGACTGTGGGCTGCGCTAGATAACCAGAACAAACTACAACCGCTGTACACGGGTGGAACTGTGTTTCACATCTTTAGCGAACACCAGTTCACCCCAAAGCAGACAGAGAAGCTCATCTTCGCCATCAAGGAGAAGTACCAGCTTCCCTACATCACCTTCACTCCGAACATCCGTATCTGTCCCGAGCACGGTTGGATTCCCGACGATGTGCAGGGAAAGTGTCCCATCTGTGGGGCTGAGGTTACGGTTTACAGCCGCCCGGTCGGATACCTGCGACCCGTCAAGGGATTTTCTGATGCGAAACAGGAAGAGTTTAGGGCTCGTCACTTCTTCGATGAGGGTCTCTAGTGAAAAAGAAAGTCACTGCAGATAGTTCTGAACCGAAGAAGATACTCGAAAAGGATGTCTGTAAGACTCTTAGAGTCTACTGGAAGAAAAACGGTTGGTTCTACGCACGGAATCAGCAAGGTTTAGGCTGCAAGCGAGGCGTAGCCGACTACACGGTCATCTATAAAGGGAAAACCGCGTATGTCGAGGCAAAATCCCCAATAGGCAGACAGAGCACACCACAGAAAGAGTTCGAAGCAGAAGTCAAGGAAGCAGGCGGTTTGTACATCGTAGTCCACAGCCTCGATGAATTTTTTAGACTTTGGAACGTAACCTAGTCATAGAAAAAGGAGAATCTATGCCTGATTTTAGTAATGTTAGTCCAAACGCTTTTGAGAAGTACCTGAACAAGCCGAACACCCTCGAGGTCATCTTCACGGCGCTTATCGGTCTCATTGTCACCCTTCTCGTCGACTTCGGCTTTGCACTCCTGTGGGTGAAGTGGGTCATCCTGCCGACTTACCTGTCACTCAAACATGTCGCGCTTCCCTACTGGGGGGTTGTCGGACTCTACATGATTGTCATCTCACTGATTCACCAAGCGACGCCAAACAAGTTGAAGTAATAGGGGGAGAGCATGGGACAGACAGAGACGTTGTTCGAACAGTGGATGAACCAGAAATACCTCGTCGAAGACCTTGCCAAAGCCCCTGAAATCAAACTGTACGCCGAGGCTCAGGCAAAAGTCAGTGAAATCGAGTCGCAGTTCAAACAGGCGATGAAGGACGAAGACATCGACGAGTTGAAGGCTGGCAAGTGGGAAGTCACGATGAAGACCCGCACGAACAAACCAACAGTCGAGTACAAAATCGACGCTATCGAGAAAGAACCGTGGGCTGCTGGTTGTATCATTAAGGCGGTCAACTCGACAGTCTTCGACGCCATCATCAAGGGTTTAGGCGTGAAACCCGACCCTTACGTCACGGTCACAGCCGGAACGACAACAAAGGCAGTCACCATTAAGGAACTGCCAGAAGGATACGAGTTCTTCGGCAAACCTGCCACGAAAAAGGAGGCAGCAGCATGATTATAAGAATAAAAGACGCCAAGACGGGAAAAATGAAGGTCATCGGAATGGTTGAGAACGGCATCTTCTTCAAGACGGTCAACAGCCAGCGGCACAAATTCCTCAAGTTTAACGCTTATGGCATCCAGAGCAGCGTTGTCGAGAAGTTCGGAGAGAACGACGTGCGCCGCGTTCGCATCACAGAATCGGATACCGGAGACATCTACGAGAGCACGAAATCTGATTGGGAGAATGCCGACTCGGTCAACCTTGGGTATGGGAAACAACAGATGGTTCCCGTCTCTGCGATGAGGAAAATCGGATTCTATGACCAGTCACATCAACTTGTCAAGTTCTAGGAGTTACACTAGCGTCCACTCGTTTGTCGATTTGACAGCAGAAGTCCCCGGGTGTATCTCCGGGACGCTGCTCTTCCAAGGTTGTAACTTGGAATGTCCCTTCTGTTTCAACAAAGAACTGATGGTTGAGTACGAATCCCCCTTCTCCCGGTATCAGTCTATCTTGAAGAACATCCTCGAGCACCCGTACAATGGCATCGCATTTGGCGGCGGGGAGCCGTTGCTATACCAGAAGGAACTTGTCGGCATCATCATGAACGACATCCCCGAAGTGTGGCACAAGGCAATCTACACGAACTTCACGGAATCCTTCATGCCCGGACTGTTCGACCTCATAGACTACTGGTTCGTCAGTCTGAAGCCAAAAGACTACTACGCAGTCGCACAATGGCGTCGACTCACCTTCAATCTCGGACTGTATGGTCAGTCGCCGAAGGTTAAGTTTGTTGAGGTTGAAGGACATGGACTTGCTGAACAACTCAAATACGTCGACCCAAAGGAGTTGTGATGTGGTGGTTAGCAATCTGGCTTTTGTTATGTTCCCTTGGCGCGGCGGGTCAACCTATTGCAACAGCAATCTATGTTGTTGGCTTCGTTGTGGCAATCGGACTGGCAATCATCATCAACCATCTTGAAGAGGGCGTCGTAGTCAGAAAGAGGCAACCATGAGAGTCTATATTGTCTGTCCTGTCCGTCATCTGACGGAAGTTGAACGCACAAGGATTCTGTCGTATGTCGCTGCCCTAGAAACAAGGGGGTATCAAGTACGTTGCCCGTTCCGTGACACCAATCAAAGCGGAGATGGTCTATCCATCACTGAAGCACACGAACAAGACATCATGTGGGCCGATGAAGTTCATGTGTGGTGGAATCCTGCTTCCGAGGGCTCATTGTGGGACGTAGCACAGGCGCGAATGGCGCGGTACTTCCAGCCGGAGAAGCGTATTGTGGTTATCAATGTTGATGACATCCAGCTAACCTCCGAGAAGAGCTACACCAATGTCGTTTTGAGAACGCCATGACAGCCGCAGAACTTTCTATCGAACGGCTCAGACCAATAACATCATTCGACGTTTCGCTGAGGCTCTACGAGGCAGGATTTAAGTATCGTTATGACGCTTCATGGGTTGAGTATCCAGACGGAAGTATTCACTTGGGTATCGAGGACATCTTCCTTCCTACAGCAAGAGAGTACGCGGCCTATCGTCTCGACACGCTGCAGATGTGGATGATGACCAGTCCTATCTTCTCGAACAGGGCAATGACCGTCGAGGTCGATTGGCGAACCTTTGAAGGTGAGAAGGGAAAGTACGAACCACGTTTCATCGTGCGGGCGTTCGGTTCTGACAACATAGTCTTCAAGTTCTCGGCAGTCAATCCTGTCGACGCCTATGGAGAGGTCGTCCTGAAAATGATGGAAGGAGCAGCATGAAACGCATCGTATGTCTTCTCATCATCTGCTTCGTACTCGGGATAGCAAGTGGTTGTGACCTGCCAGAACAACATCTACCTTCTGTCTATGAAGGCACAGTAGTCAGCATGAACATGAACCCCTACTACGGCGGAGCCGAGTACCACCTTGTCGTCAGGGTGGATGGTTCTCTGTGGACAGTGTGGACAGACTCTATCCTGTTCCATAAGGTCTCGTTAGGTTCTCGTGTACGAATCACAGAAGGGTACAATGGCCCGTGTGCAATCGCGGTACTGCCGTGAGCGATGACATCAAGGTTGTGTGGGACAAGGAGTATTGGCTTGCCACCACGGAGAACCCTCCGGTTCACGGGACTGGCAAAACGAGAGAAGACGCTGTGGATGATTACTGGGATTCTCTGAGAGAACTAATAGAAGACCTCAAGGAAACACCCAACACTGAACTGTCTTCCTATTGGCTGTCATTCAAAAAGGAGAACTCATGATAGCTGGACTCATCCTCGAGAAGAGCCACTCAGGTCTGCACCCCGGCTGTGAATATGGGTTCTGGATTTGCATCGACAGTACAAGGCACCCTGACTTTTGTGGAGCGACCAAGACACTGCACGACGAATTGAACATCGGAGACTTCGTCGTCTGTGACCTTATAGAAACCTTCTCGAACCACTGGGAATACTGGGCTGTTGAGAAACTACGGAGAGTGTGAGGTGAAGTTCTATGAGGCCAAAGGAGTTTATCTCAATGAACGTCCAGAAATCGTGGCAGCCGGAGCCAATTTTGACCCGGATAACCCGGCAACTATCGACTACTACCTGATGTTCCGGTATCACCTTGTCGACTCCCCCGATGGAGAAGGTTTGCTATGGGGTATGTGGCGCAACGACAAGTGGGGTGTCATCTGCAGAGACGATTCGGAAAAGGGGATGTCGATTCACTACTTCTCTCCGGAACTTATTCAGATGACCGACAAATCTTTCGATGCTCCCGACGAGAGTGACGACAGACTTCCGTGGGCGAAGAAGGAAAAGAAACGGCGAGGAAAAAACGTGATTCTCAAAGTGGAAGACCGTCCTATCAAAAAGAGTGAAAGTCTGTTCAGTTCCGTCATTAGGGTGTAGCAAAGGAGGCAGAGAATGTTGAGCAAGGTTGATGAGGCGATGTGTCTTATTGGTAGGTGGACTTTCACGTCAGAACAATGCGAAGATGCAACTCGCCTTATGAATGCGTCTCTTGAGCAAGGTCGTGCAGAGGGGGCAGAGGAATTAGAGAAGAGAAACTCCGACGCATTCAACAAACTTATTGATGACCATGATACCGCTTTTGCGGCAGGAAAGACAGAGGGGGAAGAGCAGGAGAGGGAAAGGATACGAACGCTTGCAATGCCAGTTGATGACTTTCTTCATCAGATGTCATTGATTATCCCCCTTTCTGCGTTCAATGACCCCACTTTTGTCCTCGCGCCGAAGGAGAAGCCATGATAGTGACGATGAAGGGAAAGTATCTGACAAGAGAGGGCGATATCGTAGAGATTCTCCGCGACAATGTTAAGAATGAGGACTTTCCCATCGTCGGCATTATTACGTTTCCGAGTGGTTTACAAGAACAGATGGCAGGCCGATGGAAAATACAACGGCTATTCTGATGAACATCCTCTCGACCTCATCCCCATTCCCTACGAGGGATGGATTGTCGTGGATTTGGAAGGAGCCCCCGTTGCAAAGTTCGGAGGGACTATATGGGAGTCGGAAATGGTTGCGCGACAGTATTTACGGTGGGGACTAGAAAGGGGCGGAAACTATATTCTTGCTCGCGTTACTGGGGAGGCCGACAATGGCATATAGCAAGGTTAATACAGCCGAGACCACTCTTATCCATGCAGTCGCTGACCATTATTTCCCCGGGCATAGAGCATTCGGGGCTGAGATTGCTGCGTTCAAGGAAGCCTGTCTCGCTCAGGGCCGTGCAGAGGGGGCAGAGCAGGAGAAAGCAGACCTGCTGAAGGGGCAGATTCATTGTGACATGCACGGTCGGAATGGGTGCATTGTTGTTCCCGCCTCCGCCCTTGCCTCCGAGGTGAAGCCATGAATGGATTTACTGTTCATGTAATTGATGCAGTCCCGCCCAAACCAACATGGGAATGCCGGTTGTTCGGCGGTGACAAAATGGGAATTGTGTGGAGTGTTGCCGAACCGCCCCATTGGTTCTGGCGCTGGATGCAGTTCATTATCTTAGGAAACCGTTGGCAAAGGATAGCCGCAATCGCGGCAAAGGAGAACCATGAGAACAGTAATTGAAGCCGTTTATACCGACATGAGTGACTATGTTGCTAACAACGTTATCGACTGGCGCACGAACGACAATGACCTGTACTTCCGTGAAGCAGCTAGTCCAAATAGAACGACCTACATTCCTCTCGCAGCTTTGAAGCGGTATTCCGTCGAGAATGTTCCGTCTCCCGGGATAGGGGGAAGAGGTCTTCCAATAGAAAAGCAGTTGTAAGCAAATCCTTTACCCCCGGTTCCAATGACTTCCCTCTGTCGCCTCGTTCATGGATTAAATGAGTAGACGATACCGTAGGTACTCAGCCGGGATGGTTCGCAGGAGAGGGGCGCAAGTACCCCTTACAGCGATTAAAGCGACAACGAGTGCGGCTGTCCGCCATATATTCCTTGCCCTCGGCGAAGGTGCAGAAAAGAACCGAGGTGGTTCCTTACCCCGCGCAAGGCGGGATGGGCTCCCGACCCTGTGGGCACCGTGCAGGGTCTCTACAACAGAAGAAGGGGGTAATGCGTAATGAAGAAAATGTCTAAAACTGAAAAATTGTGCGATAGTCTTGTTGAATATGAAGACCTTCTTGACGATGAAATCTTTAAGTTGAACGGAATTATTGCGGATATTTTGGTTATTAAGGGAAAAATTGATGCTGTTGTAGATGGGTTCATGGATGATGCACGATAAGGCACAACGAATGTCGGCTTCGGGTGTAGCGGTAATGCTACAAGGCTCTGGACTAACGGTGCGACAGTATGCCAGCAAGACCGGGTGCGATGCGCAAATCAAGCGTATCGTCACCGTTCTCCGGTCGGCACTTGGCCCTAATGCCCCCGAAAAAATGCTTCAAGCCTCTGCCAAATCTTATTATCAAGTGTTGTGTCGTGTATTAAATGACCGAAAATCAGTCAGGAACAATAAGGTTTGACCGAATGGTTCGGGTCGCAGGAAACGCGCTCCCGATTAAACGACAAGTGAACCCCGCACCGGGTTGCTAGGGCAAATGAATGTCGGCCAGATAAGGCAACGAGGCCCGCTAGCCTTGACCTCCTATTCCCCTCTTCTAAAGATACAGGACGCGGTGCAGTAAGCCAAGCGGGGCGAATGGCCGTGAATAAGGGGTTGAAGTTCCCCTTGAGGAATAGTGTTTGAGTTGTAAACAATTTCTTTACTGCTGGTTCTCTCCATTAGAGAGATTAAATGGGACTTCCGGAGCGCAACAGCCAGCAATTTCCGGTTCAGCATAAGCGCCGTACAATCGCGGAATGGACGAACCGCTGATTAAATGGGACGATTGACCAGCCGGAAACGAATTCGCTGCTACATTTTCACTCCAGTTGACTCTGAGTGGAGTGGTTCTGCTCCGGTTTTATTAAAGTTCTTACACAAAACTGGAGCAGACTTGCCATCATACCGAGTATCCATGCGGTTCTCTTATTTAAGCGTTTGGCACAATCATTTGGCATAAGGCAGAATTATTCTAGTGGAATTATGCTACTAGCATAAAGTGCAGCAGGCTGCTGCACAACCCCTTAACCAAGTTAAGGTTGCGGGGTACTTGCGGGGTCGCTATTATCGGATAATGCCCTTTTTCAATAATAGCGGGATTCTTATTATTGTTTTGAGAAAGATACGGACTTTCGTATACATCTCGGTTGAACAATTATACCTTTCGTGCATTTACTGCACATTGCTTCCAGTATGTGCATATTCTGCAGCAACTCGAATGCACATATGTCCAAAGTTTGCCGTTCTTTGGACACGTTCACAATACATGTCCGTTGAATGTACATGACTTTCTCGCACACTTTTGGCAACTATGTGTGCGTGTTTGGCAACTTTCTGTCAACCGACTACAGATTGTAGCCAGTTGACCGCCACAACGGATATTTCTGAAAAACGAAGGCGTGACGGATAGTCACGGTTTGAAGCCGCCATAAACCCGCCAAACGCGCCATGAACCCTTAAGAAATCCTTATCAGTTGCCAACCTTAAAATTATTTTAAGGTTTGTGCAGTCGGAGTCAAACCGTCACCACCTGACGATTTTGCTGACGTCAGCAAAACATCGCCATTTTGTCCACATGGGCGAAATGGGAGGGAAGTGTCCGGGATTTCCGGACGGTTGGCGTTACTACCGGAAAAGTGTACCTACCCCACACTTTTTGGGCCGTAAAAGTGTCAGACACCTCCCGACACCTTCGAACACCTCCCGACACCTCGGGACACCTTCGGACAGACCGGACAAACCCATTTCGGATTATTAACAAAAAACGTAACAATTGGGAACGGACTTTTGCATTCCAATGTCGGAAACAATACAGAAATGTATAGTATTCGACACCCAAATGCAACTTAGTCCCAACTTGGTCACGACTTGGGCCCCTAAAATGTGACCAAGAGGCCCATGAGCTATTTCCAAAATGGAAATGGTTCGATTAGAACCCCGTGGCGACGATTTCAACAGAAAAGACTAACTGGGACACGTCTTTTGACATTACTATGCACCATCAAGCTGCAGCACGTTGCAGCGAGAAAATAGAGCTACTTCAAGGAGGGCTAACCGTGGAAAACAAGGAACTTATCGTCGAATCGACCCCGTTTGAACAAGACCTCGACAGAGTGTACCGGGAACACGTCCGTAGTGCCCTCTCGGGAAGGAACAAAGAGTACGGCGATACCAACCTGATGACGTGGGGAGAGATAGGCATCGTTGTCCGTCTCTATGACAAACTCGCTCGTATGAGCAACGAACTCGAGACAGCCGGGTTAATGTCGATGCAATGGTCAAAGTACGAACAGACCAAGGAGTCTAAGAAAGCCCGCAAGGAAGTATGGCGAGACATCGCCGGGTACGCGCTGCAGGCACTTCGTCTTGTCGATGAGACAATGGGAGCACTGCCGGAAGAAGCGACATGACGGAGAAACTCGAGAAGATGCGAAAGGGCATTATCGAACTAGCGACCGAAGGGTTTGGTTGTCCTTACGAAGAGGCAGTAGAACGCGCTACAGAATGGGTCGACCATTTTGTCGAAGCTATTCTGGATGAGTACGTAAATCCAAGTAGATGACTCCTTCCGAAACGAAACTTTCGTGCAGGAAACATCCCTCTTATGCCGGACGCGGCGAACCGATGAGTCTCTGTGAAACGTGTTGGGACGTTTATGTCGCAAACCACTGGCGACTACAGTGGTACATCCGTGTCAAGGGAGTTGAACTCTACGATTTTGCGAAGGCTGAAGGTGCTCGTCAGGAACGCGACAAGATACTTGGAGGACAACATGAGTAGTTCGAACTGCATGGAGTGCGCCAACTCCGTCTTTCATGCGGGGATTCAGGGATTTGGAAAGCATGACTGTGAGCCGACCCACACCTGTACTGCACTCGGCGTCACAAGACTCCGGTACAAGTACAGCATCCCGAGACTTGCAGACTGCAACACAAGACACCTATTCGTCAAACAGGAGAAGACATGCCAGACAAAACTTTGACCGCAGAACAACTCAAAAAGCTCGACGCTATCTCGGACTACGCCCTCAAGGTTTCTAAAAAGGCGAGCAACGACAAGTGGGGCGACCGCAAGATTAGTGCAGAACTCAATAACATTGAGCTCATGATACGGTTACTCCGAGCTGAACTGGACATCTAGAAATACACGAGCCCCTCGCGAGAGGGGCTTTTTTCATATGTTGGTAACTCTGTCTCCCTTGCTGTCTCCTTTCCCAATGTACTTCCGAAATCCCGAAGAGAGTGTCGCCTTCTGTCCCCAAAGCAATAAAAAGGGGACAAAGCTATTCACAGCGCACTCTCAATTTCCAACGACAATCCATCCACTTCTCCACACTACCAACCGCCTTATTAAGTCGATGATGATTAAGTAAGTTTTTTCTTACTCATAGTAGGAAGAGAAAAAGGAGACAAGGGGACAGAGAGATTGGCAACATTCGTTTTGGCAACATTCTGAGCGACCAGTGTAGCAAAGAACTCCGCGCGTGGCTTAGATACTTCTTTCCAAGGTGAGTAGACAGGAATCCAAAAAGGTGATACACTTCCACCATCAGAAGTAAGGGGGAGAAGCCATGAAGATTGACGAGCTTGTACCTAATACCGACGAGATGATGGTTTCCAAGAAAGTGCTCCGCGACTGTGACTTTCACCTTGAGGGTAAGAAGATTACGGCGTTCTGCGGGAATGCAGCAGAAGCATCTTACCTTGAACTCATCTTCAAGGAACCGTTGCTGCGGGCGGCTCAGGAGAAGAAAGGAAAAGCCTTCACCCTAGAGATTGTCCGCAGTTATACCTTTCCAAGCGTTGCGGCAGCCGCCGAACAGAAAGGGGCTCTTCAGGGAACCGCGCAACTCAACTACGCCTATACCTTCGACACGTTTATAGCCGGACAGAGCAACAAATCTGCGCTGACTGCGGCGATGAACATGGTGTCGGCGAAGCCATACCAGAGCACTAGCGCCAATTTCCTGTACATCTACGGAAGTATCGGTTCCGGCAAGACCCACCTGCTCCATTCGGCCCTGCACGCCCTGCTCGAGAGAGGAAAGCATATTGCCTTCTTTAACTCTTCGGAGTTTGCCGACTATGTCCTCAAGGGGATGCACAAAGGTGGGGAAGAGTACATCGAACAGATGCACTTGTTCCGAGACGTCAATGTCCTCGCCATCGACGACATGTCGTTTCTGCGAAGGATGCCGCGCGTTCAGGAGGAGTTGAAGGGCATTCTCGACCATCTCATCAGTTCCGGCAAGATGGGTCTGTTCACAGGAGAGGAACTTCCAACGGATGAACGCTTCAACCTTATCCCCGAGGTCTCGTCCCGCCTTATTACTGGAATGACGGCGAAGATAGAGCCGCCTGACAAGAATCTCCTGCGGGACATCCTCGAGAGCCAGTTTGCTCAGAGAAGGATTCTCCTGCAGCCCGAAGCGTTCGATTACCTTGCGGAAGTAAACATCACGAGTATCCGCAGCATCCTCTCTGTTGCCAATGCCGTAGCAAATGCAATGACACTGGACGGGCAACCAATGACGCTGGACAAGGCGCGGGCAATCTTGCACAACCTGAAAGTCACTACCCCATCGACCTCTGAACAACTCATCTCGAGACTCATGGAGAAGATGAACGTCATCGTTCCGATGCAGGAGCTGCAGCAGACGCGAGCAAGCAAGGAGGTGCGCGTCATGCGAGACAACATTATCATGGAACTGCTCAAGAACGGAAACATCCGGCAAGCCGATATAGCCCGGGCATTCAAGTTAAAACCACAGTACATATCGAAGGCTGTCGCCCGCCACAACAAGTAGTCCTTACTTCATGTCATCTTTTGGCGCAAACGGTTTCGCCCGTTCAGGTATCTCAAAGTCGGACATTTCTCTCTCGAGCGCCCGCTGCATGATGCCTGAACAATCTTCTCGGTTGTAGGCGGCATAGACCCGAAGTTTGTATGTCAGTTTCTTGGGAAGGTAGGATGTAAAACGCTCCTTCTTGTCTTTTGCCGTATCCATGTTGTCGAGGAAATCCCCCGACCCTTTTTGTTGTTTCACTCTAATCTCCCCTCAATCTCCTTGAATAATGACAGGAAGGCTTCTTTTGCCTTACCCGAATCAACAGGTTCTCGATTGTATATGGCTTCGCGCACTCTGACCGAAGATGGAATAGACGTCCTGAACAGAGTACCGTCGTAGTCTCTCTCGAGTTGCTCACGGATTTGTTGCGTAAGCAGTAGACGTTCTTGGACGTCAGCCAAGGCGATACCGAGGATTTTCGGGGTCTCTGTATCCTGTTTTTCCCGGATACGGTCGACCGTGTGGAAGAGGTCACGTAGTCCGTCGACGGAGAACTTGGATGCGTCTGCCGGGACGAGGATATATTCTGCTGCAAGTAGTGCGTTCGTCGTAAAGAGCGCCAGTGACGGCGGTGTGTCGATGAGGACATATTCGAACTCTCCCGATTTCCTGAGTGTCTTCATGAGACCCTTCAGCAACGAGAAATTATCGTACTTCGTGTCTGCCTCATATCTACTGAGCGAAAGGTTACTTCCAATGACGGACAGATAGTCCGCGACGAGTAACGGTTGTGGATGTCCTTCTTCAAAGAGCAGTTTCACATTGTTGGCATCCGCGAGTTCGTCGACGAGGCAACTCGTCAGGTTTGCCTGCGGGTCGATGTCTATGCAAAGGGTATTCTTCTCCTGCGCTGCGAGGTATTGCGCGAGGTGAAACGTGATGGTCGTCTTGCCTACACCGCCCTTCTGGTTCGCTATAGCAATGACCTTCATGCAATCCCCCTATGTCAGAATGTCATAATGGGAGTATAGAGTAATTGCATAATGTGTCAAGAGTAGAAATGAAAAAGCCCCGCTTTTCGGCGGGGCTTTTTTGTGTTGTAGTGACTATATCTGTGCGGTCTCTTGTTCGAACACTGGAGTCAGAACTGTTTCTTCGCCCTCCGGGGCCGGAGTCGTTTCCCCAAGTTTTGCCCATTCCTCACCCCACGTGAGTGTCAAAATTGAAACTGCTTGCTCAATGAGTTGCTGCAACTGACCAGTAGGGAGATGAAGTTGTGCGTTCAATTTATCGAAAGCAGCCTGATATTTCTCACTGCTTGTAAACGCCTTATACCTATTTTGGACTACTGCCACAATCCCATTGGCAATGTCCTGATTGTTGTCAGCCAGTACCTTCAATTGTTCGAGCTTTGCCGTGTTCATATTGACAAATGCTGTAACCATCACGGGAACTAACGTGACGATGATGGTGCCGATAAGAGTGATAATCGCTATTGATACCTGAGTCCAATCCATTGCCATTATATCTTTACTCCCTTTGCCAAGGCGTCAGCAAAACGGCACAGGATAACCGCCAACTCGTCCTTTGGCACAGCCGTCGTGTCCGGTATCGCTGAACTGAGAATACCAACCTTCTTCAGGCGGGCCCAGTCCTGCGTCCTTTCTACTTCATAGTCGCTCACGACTACCTCCGGGATTCTTAGTTGCTTGATAATTTCGTCGAACTGAAAAGCAGAGCCCGGGCAGTTTGGTTTGTTTACCGGAGAGATTTGGTAGTGCCCGACGATGTGTTCCCTGTCGAGTGGAATGTCCACCCCATAGATTCTCTTGACCTCTGCCCGGATATATCTGATAAGTTCGATAGTCGCCGCCAACTGCGCGTCCGCTAGTTTACCATGCGCGTCGGCCCATATGCCCTCATGTTCAATGGATATGGTGTAGTAGTTAGCGTTGGTCTTTCTATCTCTAACCGCTGAGAGGGTAGATTTGCCGAAGTATATCCTGCTAGCCGGGTCTGAACTGGTTCCGTTACACCATGAACCATCAGTCAACTCTACCAATTGTGTGATTCGGCCATCTTTGGCTACCACAAAGTGAGCCGACGCTTCCGAGACCGGGTTGGATAACCAGCTTACGGCCCCCATGTATGCGCCCTCCGTGATGTGGCAGACGATACAGTCGGGTTTCCAGCCCGAGCGACCTTTGTACTTATTGGGGCTTAGACGTTTAGTGATGTTCATTTATCCTCCAAAGAGGGGGCCTTTCGACCCCCTGCCAACCCGTTTATCCCTACTTGGGTTCGTCTAAGAAGCTCAGAGGAACGTTCATCCAAGTGAAGGAATACTTGTCCTTCCCCTCGCAGAAGCTGTATCCAACAGAATGGAAATACTTGTCGCCGACCGTGAACATGTGAGTGCCAACTGCCAGTGTTGCCTTGGCTCCGTCAGCATGGTCGCCGGTCGTTGTTGCTGTGTTGTGTTCCGAAATGTAGGCAGAGGCTTTGGGATGCTGGTAGATGGCGATTGCTGCGTCCTGAATCGCCGTGTGGACTGTGGGCGTCCAACCCTCAAAAAGTTTCTTCAAGTCCACGATACCAATGCTCTCGAGCTGCCGCTTCTCTGCCTCACTCAACGCAGCAAGTTTCTCTGGCTCGTCAAGAAACGACAAAGCGGGAATGATTGTATTGGCTTCGTGCATTCCTGCGACAACCTGTGTCTTCGGAGCCACCGTGCCAAGCGACTCGAGCGTGAACGTGACTGGAATCTTGGACGCAGGTCTGCCATATGCACCAACGCACTCATAGACCTTGGGGTTAGCGGTAGACTGCTTCATCGGCTGTATCCCGAGATGCGCGGACTCATTGACCTTGACGACCTTGCCGTCCTTCGCCACCCATGTCTCAATCTGAAGTGACTTGACTTTTTCCGTAACTTCCACACCATTCACAAACGTTTCCATGTGTTACTCCTTTGGCTCATAGAGCCATCAACCTACTTTGAAAACACGGTAATAAGCGTTATGGCAATCGACACAAAAACTAGGAAAAGACTGATAAAAGAGATTATCTGTGATGTGTCAAGCCGCTTGTTAGTGCGCGAATCAGCAGAACCGATATCTTGTCCGGCTCTTCCGGCTAATTGAGTCGTCAGACGCAAATTCATATCGCTCATCGCTTTGTCCTGAGCGGCGTTCATATCGCTAATCTGTTTGTCCCGAGCGACGCCAGAGTCCTGAAAGCGTTGTGATTCGTACCCTAGTTTCTCGTTTACAGCATTGATGCGTAATTCTAGGTCATTACGAGTCGCAAAGGTCGCAGCTTGGTCTCCTAACTGTGCTCGAAACTCATTAACAGCTTCAAACCGTTTGTCAGAAGAAATCTCAGCTTTGGCGGTAGCCTTATCCGCTGCAGCCATAGCCGTATTGACGGCTTCCTTCTGGACGGCCAAGGCCGTTTGCATGGCAGTAGCCTGTTCAGTTTTTGCCACTTGCATAGCAATCTGCTGAGATGAAAATGCGGCGTCAACAGCCTTCGTTTGTTGTTCATATCGTTCTTGGAGCATGTCGTGCAAGTCGGATATTTTGGCAGACAGGAACACTCGTAAGGTGTCCACCGTCCATGAACTAGGTGTTTCGTCTTGTACATCACTCATTTCGTCCCCCCGTCGTTCTGGTATTCCTTATGATTTCATTGCCCTCATGCTAGAGTTTTACCGCTTTCCTAATGAGACACTCTCGCTCGAGTCCGTCGACGACAGGATAGACTGCAAACCAACTAATGCCCGCTACAAATGGAGTTCTGTAAGCGGGGAGGGTTTCCTGTTTGGTTTCTAGATTGTAATCGACACTATTGATGAGAAACGTTGTATAGGTATTTGTTTCGTTTCGGAGAAGAGTCCCTTTTGCGTGAGGGTCGAGACTGTAATAAATGTTGTACGACTGCGCGCGATAGGTGCTGTACCACTCAAGGACAAGAGACGCCCGCATTGGATAACGTTTAAAGGTTGTGTCGAGAGACATCTCAAAAAACAACATCTTCTCCACTTTCCTGACGTACCCAACAGCGAGGGAAAGCGCTCCGGTAAATTTCTTAGTTAGGCTTTTCGCTAACTGTCCGGTAACGGTAAGTCGGCTCGTGAAATTTAACAAGAAGTTCTTAGAACCCGCCGAGAAGAAGAAAAGATATGCCGTTATCGTTTTTGTAATAGCCTTCTTGGTCGAAACCAGAATCGAAAGAGTTCCAGCAAACAACTTCGCGACAGACGTTCGGAAAATGGAACCCAACAGAGCGAGGGATGCTACAACCCTCCTCACGACGGTCTTATTCACTGTACCCATAGCCGTAAGCAATGCGGCGAGGGAATAAACGACGGCTCTTTCAATGGACGTGACAGTAAGCGCCAGAGAAGCCGAGAGTAACCGCGCTCCTCTGGAGATAGTGCCAACGGCGGTAAGTGTTATCGTGAAGAGTTTCTCTCTCAGGAACTCCATCTTCGTCACAGCCGCCGAAATAAAAATGGTGACTGAGAGCATGACGTTTTTGGTGATGGTCGTCGTGAAGGTTAGCGTCGCCTGTGTGAAATGGAGACGGGCAATTCTCGATGGACTTACCAATGATAATGTGGTCACAAGCGTTCTGTAGAATGCCTTGACTACGCTTAGAGTTGCTAGAGTCAATGAAGCCACTACGGCTATTGTATATTCCCGGATGTAGTTTACCTGAGCCGTGAGCGTTCCGTATAGGTCGCGCGACCGCCCGGTGAGTTCCGCAATTAGCGTCATCCACGCCGTCAGTTCCCTCTCGTAGGTGCGGAGAATTGTAGTAGAGAATGTCATCGTCATCGAGAGTAACTTGTTGACCTCGCGACTTACCGCGCCCCCAAGACCGATGACACCAGTTAGGAAGAGTGTTTTCGTAAAGCTGACGACCGCGCCGATGGATATTCCCAAGGTATAAGCAAATTCCCTGAGTTTGGCATTGATGCTCGAGAGGGCCAGGGACGCGGTGAACTCGCGAATTGCTATACGGAAGTGGTTGGTAACAAAAGTGAGTGTTGCCGAGAGCGTCTTTGTTATGGAAGGGACGAATGTGACTGCAAGCGCGACCGCCCCCGTTATCGTGCGAGCGATAGCCCGCTTGAATGTCGAAGCAAGAGCAAGAGCTCCCGCGAAAGCGCGATACGCAGTTTTGACAATCGTCGCCCCAAGAACGAGAACCCCCGCGTGCGTGGAACGCTGGATGGACTTCAGCCATGTTCCTGCAAAGGACATTGTTGCAGTCAGAACCCTCTGGAGGTCTTTGATAAACCCCAAGAGGGTGGCTGCAAGGTAGAATGTCGTTACATAGGTGAAAAACCGGGGGGTTCTGTTTCTTGAAGACTTACTTCCAAATGGGGCGCTTCCATGAGGGGAGGCCCCGTACATTTAGGATTGGGTGATTTCGACGGTGAACGTAATTTTGTCACCGCTCGAAACGGCGGTTGTCCCGGTCAGTCCCCTCCCGAGCATAACACCGACTGCAGCAGCGTTGAAAAGGCCGACCTCTTCGATGCTAGAATTTCCACTGAAGGTGAAGAGTTTCGAGATGGTTGCCTTGTTTGCGGTATAGGTGATTTCAGTACCTGTCGCACAGAGTTGACGCATGACTTCTGACCCCTGAAGGGCTGTCTGCGCTGCCGCGACTGCAATTGAACTTGTACCAACCGCAATGTAGTTGAAGGGATTGAACCCAGTGTCGAATAATCTCTGAACAGCCCCGGCCTTGCCAGCATCTACAATCGTCATTGTGGCCATATTTGTCAAATCCTCCTGTTGCGTCTTGCGACCATGTTTCTCAGTCGCAGAATAAATTGAGGGACTTCAAAAGAATGTCCCCTTCGTGAATCCATGACGGAATACTTCTTGATGTTCCCTTCGGCGTCTTCCTGTACTAACTTTGCTCGAACAGTTACTCTCTGCTTTACCATGTCATCTCCTTTTTTCGATTGTCCTCATAGACCCGTCTTATCCCGTCCCCAACCCTATCTTCGCTTTTTCAGCCCTTCCCCATGCCCGACACTGTTTGACATATGCGCTGCACGCTGGCGCATCAACGTCCGTGGCATCTCGCAACAGTTTCAGTTCATCGTCAATGCTGTATCTCTTTCTGATTTTCTCCACAACGCGGGCATTAATCAGCCGCACATGAGGACTGGCAGCCTTGATGGCATCCAATAGCTCAGGAGTCAATGTCACGCTCTCTACGGTGATTTCCGGTGACTGCAACGGCAAGGTCTCAGTATCAGGTACGTACACATACGTCGTGCCATCAACGGTTGCCAGCTCTGTCCCGAGACGCTCCATCCCGTCTACAGGTAGGGAAATTTCAACCGTTCGCGAACTGTCGATATGCTTTTGGTAACTGTAAATCATGGTATTTCTCCTTCATTGTTCTGACGAGGTATCGTACGCTGTGTGTCCTTCTGGCGTGACCGAGAATCGAGATGGCGCTTTGTATCCTTCCATCTCGCAGTGCCCGCGAGAAGACAAACAGGCTGCGTTTGCGGACGAAACGTTTGTCCGTCCAGGTACGGTAGCCGACAAAATTGACGCCTCGCTTAATGAGAGCAATGGTATAGCGTGACAGCTCGAGGCTGAGCGTCTTGATGAAGGCAATGATGCGAGCGAGATATTCATCTGCCTGCTTTCTGGTGATTCCGAAGAGAATAAAGTCATCAACATATCGGCAATAACGTTTCGCTTTTAACTCTCGTTTGATGAAGTGGTCAAGCGGATTCAGATAAATTAGGGCATAGACCTGAGAAAGTAGGTTTCCGATAGGAATCCCGATTGGTTGGCCATAATCAGCAAACAACATCATGACGTCGATAAAACGTCTATCCTTGATTTTGCGTTCAATGAGTTGTCGCAGCACATTCCTGTTAATCCGGTAGAAAAACTTGCGGATGTCCAACTTGAGGGTATAACTGTCGACTGGTGATGCTGTCAATGCTGTCTGTGCGTAGTTTGCACAGGCATGAGTTCCTTTTCCTTTTCGACAGGCATATGACTGGTCTATGAACGCCCGGTCAAAGATTAGACGGATAACCCGGTAGATGGCATGTTGCACAACCAAGTCGCGAAACGCCGGAGCGTAAATCTTGCGTTCCTTCGGTTCATAAACGGTAAACGTAAGGTACGGTCGTGGTTTATAGGTTCCGCTCTGCAGTTCATCATAGAGACTGTCCAGATTGTAACTCAACCGTCGCTCGAACTTGAAACAGGCTTGATTCCCGTGTTTGTGCTTGCTGGCATCGAGATATGCCTGATAGAGATTGTCCCTGGTAAACGCTTGTTCGAAGAGATAGCCAACACGCTTCAAAAGTTCACTCCTTGACGTTCGAGACTGTTGCCAGCCCTACCAGAAATGGAGTGATAAACCGATTTCGCAGTCAACAGAACCTGCCGGAAAACGCCTCCCTTTGTTCCACCATTCGATTGTTCGATGCGAGGAGAAGCAGAGTCGGAGCGAAACCCGATGTTGTTGTTCGAGTTCGCTCGGTTGTTGTTCAAATTGAGTGTCCATATACCTGCGTTTGAAGCATTGTTCCAATTGCCACCTGAAATCGGACACATTTTAAGACGTTTCCCGTTGATTCTCGTGTACAATCCATCCACCAATCATTCTGCCAAGTTCATCGATGAGTCGACTGATTGCCATAAATCTATGTTCAGCCAGTGGCTCACCACCTTCTTTCGTTCCATCCTTGAATTGAAAATAGTCCAGACTGTAGGCCAGATTCACAAACATGCGGAGTTGTTCATGCCGTATGTCCAGTGTAGTCAGTGTCGTCTTCTTATGATATCGTTTCTGCGTTTCGACAATCAGGGCATACACGTCATACATAGCAGAACGAATCGTCTGACAGAGAGCATATTTTTCATATTTTGGAAAATGGTTGAGATAGATGTTCATCAGTTTTGCCGTCTCGATAAACTTCCTGTTCAATTCCGCTTCTGAGTGCCGCCCCATATGGTCTCCTTTAGAACAAATGGGTGGACGCTACCGCGTCACCCTGACATGATTACAACAAATATAAGGCGGAGCGAAACCCGATGCCGCCGGTCGAGTGCGCCCGGTAGTTGCTCAAATCGAGCGACCATAAACCCGCGAGCGAAGCATTGTCCCAACTGCCACCCGAAATCGGACACAACTCATTAGGCCGATAATCAGTCAGATAGTCATTGCCAAAGAGGTTTGACCCTCCAACACCACCGACCAATGGGATGCCTAAACCGGCCGCCGCCCAATCGTTGCCGCTTACTGCTGCAGAAAGGACTTGCGTGGCACTACCATAGTTTTTTACTGTGGAGGACGCGAGCACTGCTCCATAGGTTGCCCCTATATTGTCGTAGTTGGCCGCGAGGCCAGTTGCTCCGAACAAGTCAGTAGCCAGAGTATTGCTGCCTGTCAGCTCCTTCATGGCCTTGATAGTCTTGAGGACGAACAAATTTGTCCCGTCCGATGATAAGCCATATCCGGTTTCCCAAATGAGTCCGTTCAGGTCGCATACCCCGCTATTCTGTCCATTGTGAGTTGTCTTGGCAAAGTAGTTGGCTGACCCAGTCTTACCGACGTTGTAGGTCCCGTTCGCGTCGCTGTCGTAGAGGATGGTTGCATCTTGCGAGTCGCCGAGGGCATTATTGTTGCAGCCCTTCGGGAACATGCTATTCGTCATGAACCATGCACAGTTGAACACTGATGTTGCGGCCTGACCATGCGCGAGGGCAAGCAATGCGAGTCCAGCCTGAATAAAGCGGCTGTTGGCGAAGAAACTGGCGCCTCTCGTCTTGGCTGCGGCTTGCGAACCTCCGAGGTTGTTGGCGGGGGCACCCGTCAGGGCAGAATACATGGCTGTCGACAGACTACCGCGTTGTGCGCTGGTCAGGACGATGCCGTTCTTGATGCTGGAGGCTATTCCTCCGTTGTTCGAGCAGATGTACTTGTCGACGAACACGCCCGGCTGAACAAACCCGCCATCATAGAACATGCGGTGAAGGGCATAACCTGCGGCGTTGGCTGTGGCGACATCTGCGTAATAGGAAAATGCTTTGATGTCCACAACGTTGACCGCGAGTCCATTTGCTCCAGTCCCATATTTGTACCAGAACGCCGGAATCCAGACCATCGCAGAACCATCAGAAAACTGATAGTTGCCATAGTTGTCGGCGGTCGGGTCACGAGTTCCATTGAGTTCCACCATGCCCGTTGGCAAGGCCCCCGGACAGATACCGACGCCAAATCCCATCTGGCCCGCAATACCGATATTGTTGGTCGGGGCTATCGCCATTCCGCTATCTTGAACCACCTGACCACTTGTGTCTGTAAACATGAGAAGGTGATTGGGCGTGGAAGTTGAGAGACTTGTGACGTTTGCGGTTGGGGTAATAACGGTTGTTCCGACAGTGATTTGATTAGCAATGACTTTTGCCCACTTCTTTGCAACAGTTCCTATTTGACCTTCTCCGTCTGTTCTTGGTACAAAATTTTTAGTAGCCACATATCTCCTTATGCGACAGGTTGAAGGTCGCCATTTACATCTGCTTCAAGATACGTTCCCGTTTGGTACGCGGTTGCTGGCATCAAATCCCCGTTCACATCTAGTTCTAACCAAGTTTTCACCACATTCGCATCAATGGCACTCTGAATCCCATCCATGACTGATTTTGTCAGACCGTTCATCAACCAATACTCTTTGTCAGCCGTGTTGTGGTCGACAGCCGCTGTCCCCTCCTGCGCGCGCGCGATAGTCAATGTATAAGTTCCCGCGTTGAGGCCCGTGACACGAACTATTTCAACTGCCGAGTCATCTTCGGGAGATGGAAAATCCGTATGGTTCCACCAGACGAGGTTGTAGGGCGCTGTCTGCGGAAGTTTTGCAAAATCTGTAGGAGAAAGGACAATGCTCGTTGCCGAGGCATCGTAGCTAGTCGATAAAACTGCCTTGCCAAAATTTACAAGATTGTCCACGAGTTACTCCTTATTCTCGGATGGCTCCTTTGGTGTCAAGAGCTCCGACAGCCGCTGATAGAGCGGCTGTTTTGCTTGTTCAAGCTGATTGTATCGGTTCTGAAGACCCTTCTGTTCGTTCTCGAGGTCGAAGATTTCCGATTTTGTTTTTAGAATGTCTATCTCGTTTTCGTTCATAGGTTCTCCTTTTAGATAAGGTAACTTCCGTTTATGTAGATGTGACCATTACTTACCGTGAGAGTGTCATTCCCAAACGCTATTCCACGTCCATACGGCAACGATAGTCCACCGGAAAATAAGGCGAGACCATTCGCCCAATTCTGAAATATGACGCCGACACCGTATGCGTTGGATATTGCCACCTGACCTGCGGCATAGATGTTCAAGGAAGAATCATTTGCGTAACCCTTTATGTAGGCATACTCGGAATAACCGCTGTTGAAGGACATGTATTCATAGTTCGTGTCATATAGGTGGAGGTAGTCGCTTTTGACGTCGCATCCGCTTGTAAGTTCTATTCTGTGCGTTCCGTAATAGTTAGTTCTAAACGCTCCGGAGTTGACATACCTAGCGTTTACCATCCCAGTTGTTATTTTTGCTCCATCGATGGTCGTAACATTGTATGTAATTGCATTTTGGACACCGTTAGCGTCGATTTTGCCAGCAGCAAGGCCGTACGCATTTCCTGCGTAGGTATAAGCGGCACTAGCGGCAGATTGCGCACTCACCGCCTTACCGTCGGCTACTGAGGCGGCACTCGCAGCGCCATCGGCTGTACCCTGCGCGACACTAGAGGCACTCGCAGCGCCGTTGGCCGTTCCCTGTGCGGTGCTGGCGGCAGAAGAAGCACCGTTGGCCGTCGCTTGCGCGGCATTTGCTGCCGCATCAGTTGTCCAGCCTGCGTTGTTATTGAGTGCACTCGTACTGATACCAAAGAGTTGTATCTTTCCTGCAACAATTGACCCTGTTGTTATCTTTGCTCCATCGATGGTTGTAACGTTATTGTTGATTGCATTGGCAACATCAGCAGCGGCGATTTTTAGGTTGGCGACAGCCAACGCATTAGCCGCTGCAATCTGTGCGGTACTGGCAGCAGAGGCGGCACCGTTGGCTGTGTCTTGAGCGGTCACTGCCTTACCGTCCGCTATTAATGCGGCACTCGCAGCGCCGTTGGCCGTTCCCTGTGCGGTGCTGGCGGCAGAAGAAGCACCGTTGGCCGTCGCTTGCGCGGTACTGGCGGCACCCGCAGCACCATTGGCCGTACCTTGAGCGGCATTTGCCGCTGCATCAGTTGTCCAACCAGCGTTGTTGTTGAGCGCACTTGTGGTGATACCAAAGAGCTGTATCTTTCC